CCGGCGCAAGTACGGGGATGACAGCTTTTATGAAGCCGAAGTGCTGGAAGGGCTGAAGAAGAAGCGCGACGTGATCATGTCTGCGATCATCCGCTTTATCCAGAAGGAAGTTCTCTCGAATCTGGATCAGCGCAAACATTACATGACTATCCTGAACAAGATGTATCGCGGCCACGCCAAGGACCGTACCAATGCATATCTGGCGCTGTTGATGCTGATTAACTCGAGACTTCTGAAATACATTCCTTTCTACGGACCTGAAGACCTCCTGTACGGCGTTGAGACCGGAGAAAAAGATATTTACGAAGCATGGATCACTGAGCAGAACAACACGGCCAGAGAGACAGAAACAGGATCGAATAACATCCTGCAGCTGCTGGACCTGCTGGTGCGTGAATACCTGCAGTCCAACAAGAACAAGGCAGACAGGGTTGATGTCCTGGGATTTGATGAGCCGGTGTTTGAGCTGACGCACCCTGACTACGGGCTCACCATGCATAAGACCAGTCCGGAGACCAGGCAAGAGGAAGATGAAACCTTTGTGGTTTCAACCATTGAGTTTGTTGCCAAAAGCTCTGAGATCGTGGATGCGTTCGACATGCTTTCACGCAACAAAGGCAAGGCGAACCCATACAGCAGCGCTTCTGTATTTACTGCCAGGCTGCGCAACGATCGCAATCTGTTGGATAAGAATGGTTGGGAGCTGGTGGAAACGCCGGGGCGCGAGCCGTATTTCAAGGTAATTAAGGGGCAGCGTTACTTCAAGTTCCGCCATACCTACATCAGGTAGGGGGGTGCATTTGCTCCAGGGGTGCAGTCTCTCCAAAAGTGCGGGGTGCAGTTGTCCAGAAAAATGCAAAGCAGGTGAAGCAATCGGAGGAAAATAAGCCGATTCGCTCCTTTTTTAAACTATTCGCCCGCGCGTAGGGCGCATTTTACAGAGACTGCTACACTGCACCACTTTTAAGTTAAATATATGATTTTATTAGGTAAAGACGGGGTGCAGTCCGGGGTGCAGTTGGGGTGCAGTTGGTGCAGTTGGGGTGCAGTCCTGAAGGGTTTTAATCAAGTGCACCCCAGCGCAAACCCGCATGAACACTAGGTTTGAGGCTTGGGGTGCAGGGGTGCAGCTTGAGAAACGCGCACGAGGGGTTGCAGACAGCACCTTTTTATCAGGTTTCCGCTCTCAGGGGTTCGTAAAAAAAGTCTTTGAGGTATTTATCGCAAGCTAATAGATAAAAGCCCCAAGTCCAGAGCTGGTGCAGGATAGCCGCTAACCCTGCTGGCTCGCTCTGTGGGGGGAGAACAAACAAAGCACTGAAACGAAGCGAAAAAAGCGAAACAACAGACTGCCCACAATTATAAAACGTGCAGTACACGCATGTCAGGCCAATGGATAATCAATAGTTTGGAGATCAATGGAACAATGAAATGTGCAGTACAAATAGAAAATATACTGAATGGGTGCCTTATACTGAGGGGCCAGAGCACTACCCCCCTTCAAAGATACAGAGCAAAGGCCAGTACCCTCTACCCATGCCCGGCTATTATCGAGGCTACCTCTGAAAACCTTTTTTCTAAAACCGGGGGGATCGGGGGGGATTATGCTTGATAGTGTTATTGAGGACTGGCGGGAGCATTGCCTTATTCAGCGTGGTCTGCAGCCGCGCGGCTTTGCTCAGTATGAGCGTGTGGTGCGCTCCTTCTTTGCCTGGCTGCGGTCCCGTGGGCTGACTGCAACCCCTTTTACCGTTGCACGTGACCATGTGACTGAATGGCAGCGCTCTTTATTTTACGAGAGCCGCAACCTTTCCAACCGCACCCGGGCTAGCAAACTTTCTGCTTTGCGCTCCTTTTTTGCGTTCCTGGTTTATTCCGGCCAGATCGACCATGACCCCACAGAGGGTATCCCTTCGCCCAAAATACGCCCCATCCTGGCGCAGAAGTTTTCCACCGAAGAGCTCCGCATGATATTTGCGGCTCCAGACCTTGAAACCAGACAAGGGGTGCGCGACCTGGCAATACTGAAGACCATGTATGCCACCGGCTCCAGAGTGTCAGAGCTTGTGGCCCTCGACACTAGACACATACACGATACCGGGGGATATATCCGTGTAGATATTATTGGAGGTAAAGGCGGGAAGTCCCGCACTCTCACCCTGCGTAAAGCAGCCAGCCGCACCCTGCGCAACTGGATGCTGATCCGGCGCGACATATATGCGGATCATGATGCCGTCTTTGTAGCGCTCCAGGGAGAAATCACCCGCCTGTCAACGCGCAGCGTTCTGAATGTGGTGAAAAAATATGCCGGCCTGGTAGGGATATCTTCCGCTGACGCCTTTTGTCACAAAATGCGCAGCACCTTCGCAACCGATTTGTACGACAGCGGCAATGACCGTTGCCCGCGGTGCGGTACCCCGATCCAATATGTGGGGCTCGCAGAGCTGGCCGTGATGATGGGCCACGAAGATGTAAAAACCACCATGGGTTATATCGCCATATCCGAGCGCACTTTACTCAAGACCGCCATTCCTGACCGGCGTTTCAACGAAATCGAATCCCAGGAGGATGTTTGATGCCACGTGGAGATAACCAGGAGATTATCGAAGAACTGTTCTGCCGCATGCACAGCGAGTTTGGCGGCATGGCCCCGAAGATCATCAATGTGATGGTGTCAGTACTCGGCGGCACAAGAATCACATTCCCGGATCTTAAATATCTCTACAGGCAAGAGCGCGATCGGCGCATACGCGCTGAATTTAAAGGCGATAACCACGAAGAACTCGCCATCCGCTACGGGCTGAAGGTCAGATGGGTGCGAGAAATATTGTTGAGGGGGTAAATATGGACAAGTTAAAATGCCTGAAAAAGAAAGCAAAAAGGCTATATCTTAAGGCGACAAATTTTGATGACATGGACTGCGGAAGGGAGATGGCCGAATTTATACGCCCTGAAATAGCGGAGGCAAGAATTGAGTTCTCCAGAGTGTGGCAAGAGATACAAAAACTTGATTCTTCAGCTCCTCAAGACCCTTTTCTGCACCCATCTGCCTGAACACTGCTTGATTTTCTGACAAATTGCCTCCCATGGAGTGAAAAAGTGCGCTCTGCGGGAGGCTTTTTATATGGAATCAGAACTGGATCAGCTTTTACAACAGATCAACACCCTGAAGAAACGCATTGCCGCTGGTGAGGCAGATCTTTTTGACGAACTGGAAGCGCTCATCAATCGCAAAGCACAGCTTGAGTCCGGCGAGGATGAGGAGCCGGAAGAAGACCCGCTGCTTGCCCGGCTCACTGTTAAAACCCGCCCCTATAGAATGACCCCGGCAGCGATTGAAGCCCGGCGCAAAAACGCCCAAAAATCCACCGGCCCCAAAACCGAAGAGGGCAAGCAGGCCGCTGCACGCAACTCTTGGAAGCATGGCCTGCACTCTCGGCGCCGGGTGCTCAGTTTCGGCAAGCCGTGCCGCACATCCTGCCCTTACTACCCCTGCAAACTGGTTAACGACGGCGAGACCGAACCCGGCAAAGACTGCCTGGATAAAGAATACCTGGCCGAATCAATGCACGCTATCGCCACCGCGCTGGAAACCGGCGAAATGCACGACCTGAAAAACATTGTCACCCTGCAGCTGGGGCAATCCCTGAGCGTGATCGATGAACTCCAGGCGAGCATCCTGCAGTACGGGGTGTTTATGAAGAACGAAAAGCTCAGCAAAGAAGGTGATGTTATCGGCTACGAATTAAAGCCGAACCCCTCACTGCTGCCGCTGTCGAATCTGCTGAAGGCCGTAGGCGTTACCCTGCCTGAATTCATGGTCACCCCGAAAGAGATAAACCGCGACAAGAGCGACCGCGAAGCTATGGACACAGTGGCCGATATCTTCCGCAATGCCGGCGAAGCCCTGCATGCAGCGAAGAAGGAGAAAAAATAGATGGAGTGGCCTGATATCTGATGGAACCACTTGCCGATATTGAAGATCTGCGCAAGGGGATCATTGTCCCCCAGGAGATCTTCGACGCAACCTTAAAACAGCTCGACTGGACCTGGCAGCAGGTAGCCGCCGGGGACTTCCCCGCGCCATTCGCCACCCTGCAGGATTTCCAGATGGCGATAATCTGCAGTGATCGGGTTTTGTGGTCGGCAGCATTTCTGCGCTCTCCGGAAGACGGCAAAAGTCCCTACACCTTCTGGGAATACCAGGAAGCCAGCCTGCGCGATCAGGGCAACACCTTGCACCAGTGCGGTTTTGAAACCGGCAAGACGCGCGAGATTTTGGCGTTCATGCTGTACGAGATATTCAATAAGCCCAATGGCAGCGGCCTGATGACCGCGCCGCAGTCGGTACATACGTTGGAAATCGTTGACGGCCTCGCCGATCAGCTCGATAACAGCCCGGCGTTAAAAAAGTGCCTGGTTGAGCATCGCAAACAGCCGCACCACAGCTATCGCTTTTCCAACCGCTTTGATCTCGATATCCGCACCTGTGGCCACGACGGTACCCAGCTGCGCGGCGTGCACGCCAAAACCTTTTGTATTTTCGATGAAACACCCAAGGCCAAGAACGACAAGATATTTACCGAGTTCTGGGGCCGTGGTGAGCCGACCGCAGTATTCAAACTGTACGGCATGCCCGACGGTGACCGCTCGTGCACCCACTTCAAGCTGTGCAACCGCGCCGAAGGCAAACTGAAGGAAGAAGAGGAAAAGCAGCTCGGGAAAGGCGCGCCGACAGACTTCACCTTGTATAAGTGGTCCAAGGTTTTGCAGCCGTTCCCGTTCTGGAGCGATGAGCGCCGCCGGTTCTACATTGATCAATACGGCGGCGAGGATAGCCCCGGGTACCGCCAGGCAGTGTTGGGCGAATGGGGTGACCCGGAAAACAGCGTATTCCCCTGGAAGAAGTTTGAACCCCTGCTCAAGGATATTAAAGAATACCGCTGTTTAAAGATATTTGTAGACGA